TGCTTCAGCTTGCATTCGCTGTATTTCAAACTGAGACTTAGCTTGCTCTAACTGCATTTTTTGATCAGTTAGTATTTGTTGCTTTTGAGTCTCTGCCATAGCTGTCTGCTCTGCTAGTTGACCGTTTGCTTGAGCTTGAGCTTGCATATTAGCTTGAGCTGCTTTTTGATCTCTCTCTTGTTTTAGTCTACGTTTTTGCTTAAGCATTTGATTTGCTAGTTTCAAATTACGTATTTGCCTAAGATCTATAGCATCTTCTAAATCAATACCACCGGTTTGTAAGGCAACTTGTATGTTTTGTTCAAGTTGTGCTTTTTCCTCTTCGTCAGGTTCTAAGTCTAGGAATATACCAAAGTCATGTAGGTTTAAATTAGATATCTCTGACAATGTCTGAACGTTAAACGTTGATATAGAGTTCTTTAGCGCTTCGGCTGTTAGTGGAAACCTAACTACATCAGCTAGCTTTTTAGATATATTCTCACATAATCTTAATGTCAAGTATAAACTAGCGTCGTTAATATGTTTAGTAGCTATATTTGATTGTTGTGCAGCTATCTTTTGTAGCCCAACCAACGTGTCTCTATCAGGTAAACTACCATCTCTAGCTTCGTTAAGACCTGTTACGTCTCTAATCATTTGAACATAATAGTTATACGTGCTCGTTAATGCGGCTATCTTTCCTTGTCCTGAGGAAGATGATAATTCTTGAACCGGTACTTTACCTGCATTCATTGCCCCGTCTTGAGTTAGCGATCTACCAACAACAGATCCAGTCTGAAAGTACATGTTAAGCGCTTCTGCTGGGTTATAATTAGTACCATTACCTAGATCAACTTCAGCTAAACCATCCATATCTAAGAACACACCATCTGGTACCATTCTTGAGATCACCTGCTGAAGCTTTAGATGTGTCAACTGAATCATGTCTGCAAAGCCTATAGTTTTACTAACGATTGATTCTATTCTACCTTTGTAAATTCTAGGCGCACATATAGTGTAATTCATTTCCACTTTAGTGGTGTCAGCCATTGGCCTGGTCATGTTCTCTGCCATTCTCCAGTCTAGCATCATGTCCGTTCCTAGTATCTTAACACCTTCAAATAAAACCTCTATGCTTCTTGAAACTCTGTCAAACTTGTCACTAGGTGGTGGATTAAAAGCGTCTGTTTTTTCTAGTACTTTTTCTAAACCTTGATCCGTTTGCTTTAACTTGAACACTTGATCCATGTATGTCTTATATTCAAAATATAAAACCTGTACCGTGTTTTCATCATAAGTACCCCAGTTATTTATGTAGTTTTGGTTGCTATATGATTTTTGTATTTTAATCAACTCCTCGTCTGGTATGTGAGGAAATTGTTGTTTAATCTCAGCTATGGTAACTGCTTTAACTTCTCCAACATAATATACATCTTCAAAGTTTGGATCTTCTGTATATGAATGAATCATATAGGCAGGGTCAACGTAATCTAAAGTTATGCCTTCTGATATGTTAAAGTTTGTTTTTGCTGCCGCTATACCTAGTGTTACAAGATCATAGTTTAATCTGCGTTTTAATAGCTCAAACTTATTTTTATCTAAGGTCTGAGTTATAGCTTCTTCTTCTGCTATTTCTATAGCTTGCTTGTAAGATAATTGTAAGTGCAACTCCATCTCTTCCATTGTCTTAGGAAGATCCATTGGAGGTATATTTGTTTTAGATATATCTTGACCTGTAGTTCTTTTTACTTCTTGTATTATATCTTGACCAAACATATCCATAGCTAAACCAGAAGCATAGTCTGTTCTCTTTTTTATAGAAGCTGGGTCATTAGCATAAGCTTTAATGTCATAATCTTTATTAGATATACCATTGGTTAGTATATCTACAAACTTAGATAATATAGGAACTGGCTTCCAGTCTAAGTTTAAATAAGACAAATCACCGTTTATAGATAATTCATCTTTATATTTTTGTGTTGATTGCTCTCCTCTAGCATAAAGTCTACGCGTGTGGTAGTTGTTAAAAGAAGTTAGATATCTATTCCCATTAGTTCTACCTTGTGCAAACCACTCTGACTGTATAGCGTCAGCAACCTGCGAACCATACTTAAGGCTTAATTTTTCCTCCAAAGGTACTACCTGATTGGGAAACGCACTGTTAGCATTATAATTTATATTCATTTACTTTATAATTTTAGAAGCAATACCGGTGTTATCATATTTTTTTATACCTAAATTATAAGATATAATTTCTCTTTTTGGTATGGGTCTATATCTATTTTTATTGCAAGCCATCAACGCTAGTCCAGAACTGATAGATGCATCATGCTTTGTTCTGTTGTTTATGTTGAATCTACTCCAATCATTTAATGTTTTTTGAAAATACATATCACCATAACCTCTGTCTTGTAAACCTATAAAGTTTTCTATGTATGTCTCTATGGCAGCAGCGTGAGCTTGCTTGATATCCTCACTTGAGTTTGGTATACCACCAATATCTCTTTCGGTAACAGAAAGCTTATTGTATAGCTTGTCTGGTCTGTTCATTGAAAAACCTCTATATCCTCTACGTTTAAAATGATATAGCAATCTAGGTTTATTATTTTCACATAATATAGGCATTCCATAAAATACGCAAGCCATTAAAACATCTTCAAAAAATATCTCAGCTGTTTGGGGTCTTGCAATGTATTCTAAAAAAAAGTGATTAGGCGGCACGTCTAGCATGCTGAAGCTGGTTAAACCATGGAGAGCTCCGTTGGATCCTCTATTATCAACCGTGCCCGATATGTCATAACTGTCACAACCAAAAGCTCCTAAGCCGTCATTACCTGGATACTTAACACCGTTCTTTACTATTACACGATTTTGAAGGTTTTCAGGCGGAACCCAAGTAACTAAAAATCTACCACTATTATTTGGAACAAATATAACGCTAGTATCTTTAACACCATCTCTCCATTGAAAGCTACCTTTAGTAACTAGAGAGCTATGCTTTAAGTCGCCATTGAAATCTATTTGCTCGTATATTTTTGTTAAATTAAATAAAGACTGTTTTGCTTCGTCTCTAAATGCATGGTCTTCTGTCCTTGGAAATTGTCTGTAAAACTCATTTAAAGCGTCTTGATCTCCTTTTAAACCATCAACTTCGTTTTGCCAGTATTCTATAACGCCAAGGTCTATAGCATCTCCTTGTGGTCCTAAAACTTCTTCTTCTGGTGTATCGAATACAGGTGTGCCATAAGAATCAATGTATCCCTCGTAGTTCCATTCCATAGGTATGAACAAAGAATAGAGTCCTGAGCGAGTCTGTCCGTTGCGGTTTCTTTTTTTAACGTCTGAATCATAGTAAAGTTTTTTAAAGTTTTCACCACCTTTATCTAAAGCATTTGAGGTTGACCCCATCATGCACTTACCTATAACTCTACTACCTAATCTTAGTGTTGTTTTTGTAACCCTCCAGTTGTTGAGGATGTTGTTCGGCCTTTCCCATTTACCCGATTCGTCGTGGACGAGGAGTTTGAGTTTCTCACCATCGTACGAGTTGTCGCCTGTATTCTTCCAGTCGATTGTGGTATCAAGACCTGTGATCTCTTTGACCGTTTCGTTTGTGTCAAGTTTCTTACGTGTAAACTTTGAGGCGGGGACCCTGTATGCGAGTTCGGTTTTTGGCCTGTCCATACCATCTTGGATCGGTTTAAAAAAGAACGGGTAATTAACGGAAATTGGTACAACCTTATCTGTGAACATCGATTTAGCATCGGGACCAGATTTGGACAATATGCCGTACCGTGAATCCGAGGATATCGTTGCAAGGTTAACTGTCTCAGCTGAGGACATAAATGAGAATCCTGATCTACGGTTTTTAAGATAACACATTCCATAAGACCGCTTATCGGCCTTGCATGCCTCCCAAAATATAAAGAATAATCTATTTGCTTCTCGAAAGTCTGGTTTACCAACATCAATTTTGGACCACTGCAGGTACATAAAATGAGTACCAGTAACGTAAGTATCCAGATTCTTATTATTGAACCAAAAACCTTGCTCTCTTCTAGTAAACTCTTTATCGATGTAATCATACCATTTTTCTTTGAAATCTATGGGGTAATTCTCCCAGTCAAATATTGTTTTTATTTTCTTTAACTCATTCGGTAGTTCTGTTCTTTCCCAAGATCCTGATTTAAACTTAACAACATCTTTAGGTTTAGGTAACGCAATCTTTAGGTTTTGTATATCATATATCTCCCCTATCTCACCTGTCTTACTTATAACAACAACGTCGTGTTCCTTGTTATAACCGTATTCCCACTTCTTATACTTGTTATTCTTTTTTATTATATGAGGCTTGATGTGATCCTCTACTATTTTAAATAAACTTTGAGTATACATTATTTAGACCTCCCTTCTGCAAAGCCCTTGAAAGTTTTTTCTTTACTTTCTCTAGGCTTTTCGTTTAGTACAGCTTCCTCCTCTTGAATCCTTTGTAATATTTCAAAAGCATCGAATATAGCTAATTTCTTAGTAGCTGCCGCGTTTTTTAATCTGTCTGCTGATATGTCGTCGTCAGAATCAACAATAGCTTCTTTAGCCACTTTTATTAACTCTTCAACGGCTTTATGCCCAGCTAGGATTATATTCTTCTTCGTCTTCTTTATATCCATGTTCCAATAAAATATCATTTGATTTCATACAATATAAACGTTCTCCGTCTATATTAAACTCCCATTCAGACCCAGCTTTGAACGTCACTATATGCCCTGGAGTTATTCTTAGCTCTTCTAAGGAGCTATTACCTATTTTTAGTATACCAACATTATTTACTTCTTTATTGTTCACTAGAAGCTCTGTTTCTTTAATTGGCATTACAAAACAACGGTCATTTATAGATCGCCATTTATCTTCTCTTTTATACAAGTACACTTGGTCAACACTTGCAAAATACAAATCATCTTTAAAAAAAGATCTACTATTTGTTTGTTTACCTTGCATGTTATAAAATCTTCTAAAAATATTCTGATGTATTACAACTATATCACCCTGTCTAACAGGCGTTGCAATAGCGAGAGGTGTTGATACTACTTCAGCAAATCTATTTACAAATTTCCAGCCTTCTATCTTAGTGTTTAAAACTAATTCAGTGTCTCCTATTTTTTTTGTATTTGCATATCTATCACCTATCGGCTTAACGATAAAGTCATATACACTTTTCATTAATACTTTATATCATACTCTATAGATATAGCCATGTTAGAATTAAATTTCTTCCATGGCAATACCTCGTCGTTTTTCTTAATGTAAATGTTATATGATGAATCTTGATCTTCTAATAGAATGTGAGATATAGTGTGACCACCATAAACCTCTTGACCTACAGAATAATGCATAGCGTCATTTTTGTAATCAGCACCTATGCTAATTTTCCTTACGACATTATCCATCTTTCTCTACTTTAGTACATGAACCGTCTTCTAAGCTAATATTGACAGCTCCGTATTTTCCTTCAAGATCACTTTTTGTATCTTCTATATTTTTATTTAATTCGGCTACTTTATGAAGCAGTCCGTGCTTTTGAGTTTCTAGAACACCAATGCCAGTTAACATTTCGTTTAATGATTTTTGTTGTTCTACTATTTTCTCTAATTCTTTCTTTGTTATTTTATTTACTTTTTTCATTTTATTTGATTTAATTTAATTACTATTTTTTTTACTAATTTATATGTTCCTAGTAAGAACCAAGCTACAAAAACTAAACCCAAAAAACTTACTGGGTTTAAGTAAAGATTAGTACTCGTGTCTGTTAAGTCAAAATACCAAACTGACCACAAAGTGACTGCTAGTAACAATGTTAATATTTTCATTTGATTTAATTTAATTATTTGTTTTTTTCTATTTTTTTAGCTTTCTCCCAGCTACGACCTACAAAATAAGCACCATATACTGTTACTAAAAGAGTTTGAAATATTGGTATGTATTCGTCTGCTATCTTAAAATCACCTATATTTCCATCAAAAAAGGCACATACAGTAAATATAACAGTTAAATACACAAGAACCATAGGGCGTATATTTTTAGAGAGCACACTATCTGATGCCATATCTGACTTCCACCTTTCGGTTACTTGCGATTGGGCTTCACTGTCAGCTTTCTCTAAGATCTCAACCATTAGCCTTTTGGCCTCAAGCTTTTCTTCCTTGGTAGTTGTAAGCTTATCAATGACGTTACCAACTTCGCTGATAACGCCACCTGTAAGCCATTGAATTATTTTGTCCAATTTTATTTATTTAATTTAATTTCTAACACTTCTTTTCCATTTGGAAAAATATAATCATATCCTGGATACATAATAGTAGCATAACCTCTGTCGTCAATACCTAAAACTTTACTCTCAACACCTTTCATAGTAATTTTATTACCAGCTATTAAGTTAGTTTTTTTATTTACGTCAGGACTATTTTTTAAATACCCTTTCTTTGAATACATTATCTTCCTCTTTGATTAGTGTTTTTTGTTGTTCTTGCGTTTCCTTTACCATCATCATCAAGGTAATCAGCAATAGTACCAAACGTTTGACCGCCTTTAGCTAGAGCTCTAGACTTATCGTAATGCGCGTTTTCTTTTTGTTTTGCACTTACAGCTTTGTTAGCCGAGTTGGTCCATATGTGTGGCCTGTTGATATGTTGTATATCTGGTTGCACCATATCTAAAAGCTGTGTTCCAATATCACTTGCACCTCTAGATATAGTTCTACCTAGTTTTGAAAAGAAGCCTTGACCAGGTCCCTCTCCCATATATTTTGAAGCTCCTCCATGAGTCATTACATCCATAGCTCTCAGAGCTCCTTTATCGTAGCCACTAGCTCGTCCAGGTCCAAACTTTTGAGAGTAACCCATAGCCTTACCAGCTCCTTCTTTTGCTTGATTTCTCGCCATTTCTTTTCCAGGCGCACTCGGTTTTTTTGCGGAATAACTTCCGCCGTCTTGATTTGTTTTCATGTTTCTATTTTTATTTTTATATTATTTTTTTTCAGCGGCATACGCTGCTTTTTCCCAAGGACCTTTACCTGCTTGCATAACAGAGTAGTCATATTCTTTTCCTTTGAACATCACTTTACCTGCGCCAACATTGTAATCTAGTTCACCGTTTTTAAATTGGTCAACGTGTACTTGTTCGTGTGCTATGGTATTGTCTAGTTCTTTTTTACTAGAATTTTTAATAGCATTTTCGTTTAAAATAATAACTCCATTTTTAGGTGTTCTCGCAAATACGGGATCATCACCCATATCTCTTTCAAACACAGATGTACTCATTTTATTGAGATCAAAAAAAGGTTTTAAATTAAATGCCATTCTTGTTTATATAAGGAAATTTGTTATTGAACCACTCTTGCCTGTTATTGCAACCACAATTAATATTAAGCCCGTCAGAGACAATGTCAACGACGTGCTTAATACCTGTTTTGTGCGTGAAGCTAGCTATGCTATCTCCTAGTCCTTTAGGTTTCATTTACTATATAGAGTTGCTTGAAGCAAATGAAGCTTGTACAAAGTACATTTGGCTATCAGTGCCTCTTACACCAGTACCATCTAAACCTAATTGAACTTGTGAAGAAACTCCACCTGGGTTAGCAGTTAATGCTCTGTTTACAGCTTGTGAAGGCATGTTCTGATATACAGAAGGTACCACTGGAGCAACGATCGCTACAGCACCAGAAACTGGACTTGAATCTACGTTTGTTCCCACGGATAATGTAAGTACTCTTCCACCTACTGTTCCAGCTGCAGCTGTCCCACTTACAGGGTCAGCTCCTGCAACTAAAGCAGATGCTAATCCTACATACTCGCTTAATGTAATAACTACCGATCCAGCAGCTGCGCCATCTGTGATGCTTTCAATTTTTGAAACATCTAATAATACGTCTCTTTGTCCGTTTCCACCTGTTAATGCTTCTGCATTATCAATTCTGAATTTAATAAATTTTGCCATAATTTTTGTTGTTTGTTGTTTGTTGTTTGTTGTTTGTTGTTTGTTTTATGTGATTTATTACAGTTTTCTCTGTTTTTTTTTAAAGTTGAATTTTCAATTTACCAGCAAGAGTGGTGCCTTGGTCTGTTCTGTTTATATCAAGACCATAGCTAGTGCCTCCACCCCTAGAGGTACCAGTAACGCCTCCGCCAAAATGACCCTGAGAATTTGCGTTAGCGCTAAAGGCTAGTCTTGGGTTTATAGCATATCTTGCATTTCCTCCGAATTTAACTTCAGGATTTTGGTTTTCAGGGGTAGAGTTTTGTCTATTAGCATTTAAGCTTATATCTAGCTCCTTATTTTGAGCAGGACCAGCATTAGCTTTTATAGCCTCGTCTCTACGCGCCATATACTCTTCAGTAGAATGAGCAGTAGTGTGTCTAGCAGCTCCGTGATGCTTGTCATCGTATTTAAGATCACCTGCTAGTTTTGATATATGCTTCTCGTCAGCTGTCATGTCTATATCGCTGTGACCGTGCTTGTTGTCATAATCTATATCTTCCTTCAGATACTGCATGTGTGCTTGATCATCTCTTCTTGTAGCGGCAAAGTTATGACTTGTTACTCTACTATGTCTAGAGTTTCCGCTGTATTTTCCGTAGTGTCCGTCTTCGTTTGTTGCCATAGTTTAATTATTTACCCATTATCAATTCAGTAGCTGTTGTTCCCGTCGCTAGTACATAGTCTACTATAAAAGGCAGTTTACTACCAGCTTGAACACCTTTTATTGTTATTGCATCCGTGGCCGTTGGAATTCCACCACCAGCAGCTGTTACTCCTACCATTATTACTTTAATATCAGTACCGGTCGTAGAGTTTCCTACGTATATAGCTGATCCATTTAAAAACGTAGTTGAGTTTATAGTATCACTTACGGTTAATGATTTAACTTCTGTTATGAAGTCAGGTTGATTTCCAAATTGTCCCATTTTTGTTTTTTTTTAATATTCTCTACCTTGAGCGCAAAGAACTGCGTTAAGTGGTTTATAAGGTACGCTGGCTTGATTTAACTTCATACCCGTTATACCTCTGGAGTTTCCTTTTCCTTTTGGAAACATGTCCATGTTTAACGGCCCGTCCCATATAGCTGATTCTCCTACTTGACCTGATGATAATACAGGGTTTTTAATTATTGATTTGCTTTTGTGATCCATATTATATTTTTTTATTTATTCTCATTTTAGCTGCACCAACTGATGCGTTTCTCATAAACTCATTACCAAACATATCGGCTGCAGGATCTCCAGGAGAAGGCATT